TTGCGCAGCAAGTCGGCGAATGCGATCGGATGAAATCATAACGTTTCTACCCAATCGACTTGTGAAAAAGAGCCGGCGTTTCGTAACGGTAAGGATTGTTTAATGCCAGCGCCGGTAACGTTTCGTAACGCTAAGGATTTAAATGACGCTGAAAAACGCTTACGAACACAACCATTCTTAACAAAACGGTGATGTGCCTGACGACAAGCATCAGAGCAAAAAACAGGAATGCGGCCGCGACCTTTTTCAACCAGGGGGCCAGAAAAATATTGGCATGTTGTCATTACATAACCCCTAAATCAAAAAGGCTGGCAATGATCACACCGACAATCACCGTCTTGGTGATGATCATCGGGCATGAAAAAAACAGGTTCGGAACCGGTGCCGTGACAATTGTCACAAGGAGAAATATCGAGCGGATCAATACCGTAACCGTTGCAAGATGAGCATGTTGTCATGGCTTACGCTCCGCGGATTCGCTGTCTTGCCAAAGACAATCGTCACAGTGATCTGGAGAAAACCAATAACGGCATAAGTAGCCAAGGCCAAAAGAAGCAACGAAAACTATGATTAATAACGGATTGAATGCACTAAAAATCTCGTTAATTACGAGTGTGCATTCGTGAATGGTCAGTGTTGAGTCAGTCATGATTGCCACCCTGCTCAATTTTAAGTGCCTCCAAGTAAGCTTTGGATGACGAAGAAGCCTGACACTCAGAAGGATGAGCAATGCAGAAATCTTTACCAGAATCTCTACCGCAAGAAAAAATAAATATTCCAAGCGCAACGGTTAAGACACCACCAACAGCACCCGCGAAAAGGGTAGGGAAAAACTCGTCTCTAGTCATAGGTGCAGATGTCATTGGTTGCCACCCTGCCGAACAGATTTAAAAGTCAATCCGACAAAAGGTGAAACTGAATTAATGCTCTCCTGACCCACAGCATCGGGCGACTGATCAGAAGAACGGCAAAGGTCGCCAGATTGATTTGGGAAAAAGAATTTGAACTTACACAAAAGCCGTGTAGCTGATTTGTAATCTGGAAAAGCATCAAGAACATGAAGAAGAACATCTTGCTCTTCAGGTGTTGGCGTAATCGTTACGGATTGTGAATTTTGCATAGCTTTGCCTCTATGATTGTTGTAAGTAAATAATTACAATGTAAATTTGTTACAAAAAACATTTAGACATAATGTAAATTAATCACAAAGAACATGTCAAGAAATGACAAATAAAAATGTAAACTAATTTACATTTAAAGGTTTAAATATGGGGAATCTTATGGCGACGCATAAAACAATCAGAGTAAGAGGCACAAGATGGGACGCAATAGAGAAAAAAGCTTGGGAATTTTCTATAAAAGAAAACAAAGTCATTAAACCAACAGATGTTGCAGACGCCCTACTCAGCAAGTTTCTAAACGATCTAACAATAGAAGACGTAGAAAAAGCTAAAGAAACAAGATAAAGCGGAGAAAGTAATATGGGATTACAAGACCGAGACTACATGAAAAGGGATGTGCGACCGGAATCAAAAAGGAAATTGCAACAACCTCGACACGCCCAGAAAAACAGAAAAACAGTGCCCTGGAAGATCATACTCATATCAATAACGCTGCTGGGTGGGCTGTTTTTAATAATGGATAAAGCCCTAAAACCATCAATCCGGATTGAAGAAAAAAGCCTGAAGCCTGCCACGAAGAAAAACAAATTGATCAGCAATAAATCAATCCAAAGCCACGAAAATTACATCGAAAAAGTAAAGTAAAGACCTCGCATAATGCGGCCTATGCAAAAAAGCCCCGGTGGGATTTGATTATCCACCGGGGCTTTTCTACATAAGCCGCGTCACATTATGCGAAGTCTTTACCCAATCTTTTTTCCGTTACTTGCCGGCCACTAAATTAACCTGGTCGGTAACACTTTTACGATCATGAACACGCTTCCTGCAGGCGTTGGTCGCCATCAACTGACGGCCCACGACACGACGGCCGCAACGACACGCACACAACTGGCCATAATCAGACCGATGCTTTACCGCATCGGCCAATGCAACAGCCATTGGATACGGAACACCATTACCAATGGCTTTGGCAAGCTCAGAGCGCGTAAACGCTGGAATGTCAAAACCCACCGGCAAACCTTGAAGTCTGGCAAGATCCACCAGCGGACGCGCATCATTGGCGGTAACGGTAGGCTCTTGGGCTGTAACGCATCGTAACGGTCTATTGATTAAAAGTTGTGTGCCGTCATTACTGCCAAACTGCACATGTCTAAGCCGCCGCTGTGCCATGCCAAAATCAGAAGCCCTTAAATCCAGCCGTTGCCAAGAATACCCATCGATTTTAATATCAGGTACGCCGGGGACATTTTCGGCCAACCACCATGTCGGCCGCGCTTCTTGCACTATGCGCGTGAACTCGGCCAACATATCAACGCCATTACCTGTGGCGGGATCTCGCCGAGCTTTAGAGAAATCCTGACAAGGCGGACCACCTATAACACCATGAAAACGGCCAGCCGGAACGCTAAAACGCCGAATATCGCCGCCGAAAATCAAATCTGGACCGCGAACAACGCAAAAACCAGCATCATCAAAGCCACGATCAAGAAGACCAATTCCCGGAAACAAAGAAAGAACTAACATAAACCGTTACCCCGCAGCGTGTAATTTTATCCAGATAGTAACGGTTACACTGTTACTTTACCAGGGGAATAATTGCCTGGTCGGTAACAGTAAACAAAACGATGTACTTCATCGGCCTTGAAATTTCGCTACGCTCAACAGTTTAAATTTCAGGACACCTGCACGGTGCCCCGATACCTCCACCCGTCTGGTTGAAAAAATCATCATCAATGCAAGGTCATTATAGCGAGGCGTAACCGCGTCAAGCAGATTAGACGAGCTTAAACAAAAAAGGCTTTGCAAAAACCATTTGATTTTTTTGTTGAAGCTCTCGGTATCCAACAAAAAAAAGGCTTTGCAAAAACTGTTTGATTTTTTTTGTCGGAGCCTCCGCGAATCAGCGTGACCCGGTTACTTCTTCTCGCTGTTTTTGCCTCGCATTAACGATTGATTTTATTAATTTTTTTTACGAGGTGGACCATGTACGCAGACAGAGAATCACAAGAATATAAGTTCGGACAAACCTTGGGCGACATGACAAGAGAAGCCGCCGAGGAGTTCGGAGCCGTTAACAACATTGAGGAGCTGGATTCATGCGAGATAGCCGATCTACAAGACTGCATCTATCTGCTATTGAATCAACAATATAAACGGAAACGAGTCAGGAACTTATGTGTTACGCCATTACGAGGCCAATGGGTCAGCGTTTGGGGTAATGTGGATTGGGACTAAATCAGACCATAGACTAAATCAGGCCATGGACGGCTTTTTTACAGCTCCACCGGGCTTAATCAGGATTGAGCATATCCACTTTGACTACGAACACCTTATCCATCGGGCTTAATCGAGATTGCGTTTTTAAAATATTTCAATAATAAGTGTTACTCGCCGGCCGATAAATTAGCCTGGTCGGTAACAATTACGGCTTGTAAAGCTTATCGGTAATCGCATCGGGTTGATGCGCCGGTGACGATTGGGAAACGGCAACCGGTTCCGGTGTCGGTGTCGATTGAACAGGATCATCCGGCAATCGCCACGAAGAAACGATAAAGCTTTTACCGTTGTAAATAAAATCAACACCGTACGGCTTGCGCAGCAGGGTCACGCCCAGGGCATGCAATTCTTTTATTTTATAGGTCTCCACCAGCTGATAATTATCATAAAAATCAATGTTTCCGACAAAGCCGGTGTCCGCAGAATAAGCGGTTGTTGACAGTCTCGGCCGATAGGTTTTTAACAGGTGCTCAATGATGGTATTCGTTTGTGGCGCCACATATTCAACGACAACGGGAGCCGCGGCAGGCGCAGGAACTGAAGCAGCTCCCGGAGCGGCAGCAGGAACAGCAGCCGCGACTGCAGAAGTCGAAGCAGAAGGAGTAGACGAAACGGGATCGACCTTTTTAACGGCAAATCCTCCGGAAAAAAACCGCCATCCCAAAAAAATCAACAAGGCAATGGCCAGTAAGCCGAATTTCAACATTGACGTGTCAGCAGGAGCATGTTTTCTGGCCATGGGTGTATCACCGGGTAAAGTGTCAGGTTTTTGTAATGCGACAATCTTCGTCTGCAGACGATCCACGAAAACCTGTCGTGTTAAATAATTATTGGGAATAAATGAATACGTTGCCCTCATGTCGATAAGGGTGCCGTTTAAAGCCTCTTGACCGTTTAGAAACTTTTGATTGGTATCGTAGCCATCGTAAAAATCTTTACCGGTAAACGTCCAAGTTTCCTCCGGAGGAACAGCAGTGGACAGCCCATAAAATACTGAATAGCGATGAACTTTAGGCATCATGGCATTAAAGCCCATGAGTTTTAAGAAGGGTGCCAGATACGGAATTTTCTGACGATCGGTACGCGAGGCCTGCACCAAGTAGTCACAAAGCGTGGTACGCACTTGAGCATCAATCATTTCATGATCCTGAGCCAGCAAGATCAGATCCCAATGATCTTTCCTCGATAAGAACAACCAGTTCAGCATTTCGAGACGTTTTTTATCGTTCCAGTTGCGTGCATTCAGCCAGGTGCCAAGTTCATCAAGCACTAAAAGCCCGTTTTTATCCTCGAATTTATATTTTGTGTCGTAGGCAGGCGGCAACATTTGCAGATCTTCCAAGCGAGGATGATCGGGCAAACGGTAAGCAATGGCCGAGTTTCCGGGAGGTAAGAAATTTTCTAAGAATAGATTTAAATTGGTAGCAACCGGCCTGCCCTTTTCCATGTACTCCTTAATTTTTGCTACGGCAGCAAGAGACTTGCCCTCCCCTCGTACGCCTTGAATTATCCAGCCGGGCATGTAATCACCTAAGATTTAAATTAATGGCGTTCGGCCAGACATCAAAGCCGCGTTTAGTACCGAAGTGAAGAACCAATTTCGGTTGATGTATGGCAAGAAACTGTTCGGCGCATTGAATCCATGTCTGATCGGATCCGAACGACGGAGAACGAACGGCGACAACTTCAGCCTGTTCCAAACCGGCAAAAAGAAAGGGATTGATAGATTGTCGCGACCATTGCAACGCAGGAATAGCAAAAACACCATGATCCTGCCAGTAACGCCCGATAACCCGCGACCGCCAGACCTGATGAAAGGCATGAACCAAAGGAGAATCGACTTCAACGGTGAAATCCGGCAAGACAGCAAAACGAGACAATATAACCCGATCAACCATCTTATATTTATGACGCCAAATTGATTCCAAGCGCCAATCGTCAACAAAGCAATGAAAAGGAGATTCGTTTTGTGATCCCCAGCGCTTAAACGTGATGGGTTCCGCCGGCGTTTCGTAACAATAAGGAAAGTCGCTAAGACTGTTTTCTATAATAGGCAACTGAATCGATGTGTCGGTACCGTAATCTACTGCCGGAAGGATTAAAGAAAACCTACTCATAAAAAAGATTATTTGAGACCAGTAGTCGAACGATGATTAGCGTCACCACCATTAGCACGAAGATCCCAGCTGGGCGTTTCACCGGTGCGCTGTTTATATTCGTCAGCGGCCCGATGATTTAAGCGCTCGGAATATTTGGGGATGCCGTCCTGAGTCAATGAACCAGCATCATTATTTTGGAAAGAAGCGCTGGAATACTGCCCGTAGGCATTAAGCCGGTCGGTGCTAATGTCTGAAAGAAAAGCATAGTTGCCGACCTGTTCAGATTTTGGTTGTCTTGATCTACCGCCCATTTTTACCTCTATTTGTTCAGCCTTTTATTGCGGCGTTAATTGGTGATCACTCGAAGTTGCATGTGCGCACCATCAGACTGGTAGGAAACTGTCAAAATACCCCGTGCAATCATGATCAAAAGCGCGGTACAACGCGAATTCAGCGGGGTATTGGTAATTTTCAATTTGCCGTAAATCGAATTAAGGTGAACTTGAACCGTTTTCAAACTGATGCCCAGATTACGCCCGATGTCTTTATCAGAAATACCCTGGGCCAACAAGATAACGACATCCCCCTCGCGCAAGGAAAAAAACGCCAAATTATTCAATTGAGCTTTGATAATCATTTTAAAAAGCCGTCTACACGTTAATTGGATATTGCAGCGCGGAAGCGTGCGTTCAGCAACAGCATATATTGCTTGGTGACGAATCTCAGCAAGATGGATGATCCAATCGCCAAAATATACAGGTTGGTGTTAGTCGGCATAACCCAGCCCCACACACCATTGACTATCTCAGGGACAGTTTGGGCAATACCGTTAACAATCGTTGAATAAGCAGACACATAGGCCATAACCGTAGAAACAATCAAGGCAATAAAAGCCAGGGTAATGGCGATTTTAAACGCCGCATGAAGAAAAACCTTGCTGAATATATCAACAAAGAAATTCATTAAAATACCGAACAGAATAGACATTAGATCGAACTCCTAAAAACCACATAAAAACAGATGAACGCAGTCAACACAGCAAACGCCCAATTGAGGACGGTTCTCAGCGGCTGCAGAGGTACACACGGTGCAATATCAAAATGTTTTGTACCTAAAAACGGCACCTGAAAGGTGCGATGAATCTCGTAATAACAGTTAGGTTCCGGCAATGTCGGCAGCAACTTGGAAATATCAAACGCGAAAGGATTTGCCATCGGCAAAAAGTCAAAATATTTCCAAGTATCCGGGTACAAAGTAGGAGGCGTTGGCGGCGCTTCTACGGCAGTAGGATCAACTGTTGTTCCAGGTGCAGGAGATGTAACCGGCGACGTGGGGGAATCAGTGCCGGTAGGATTTGGATTATATTGTGCAGGTGGTTGAGTAGTCGTAGGAACAGGAGGCGTTAAAGGCGAAGGGGAAGCAGGGCTAAAAACAGTAAAGGGGATAATACCTGTAACAGATTGAGGGGTTGACGCAGGAAATAAAGGCGCGGTTTCTAAGGGGTTCGGAGAAATTTGATAATACGGCGAACTGCTTTGTATTGGATTTGTAGTTCTTGCCAATTCAGGATAGTTAACAGGCGCTTGCTGATGCTGAATATCATAGTTAATCGGTGCTTGAGCCTCAACAATCCAAGGAATACGCTCAGGAGTAATATACGGCGCAATCTGAGAATACGGAATAGACAAACCAGATGAAAATTGGCGAGCAGCATCCATTATTTGATTAGACGACAACGGGATAGTTGAATCAACCGGATGAATGACACCGGTATTAGGCTCAACAACAATAGGCGCTTGAGGAGCCGCTTCGTTATAAAGCCGAGGAAATTGAGTGCTATACGGATCTGTAGGATTATTTTTTATAAAATCAGAAACGGCGTCACCCATAACGGACTTGGGCACTTCACCGGCAACCTTAACATCAACAATTTCCCCAGCGGAATTATGAAAAACACCATCCCAAATAGCCTTGGCATCAACGGCGACACCGGAAACAACAACGGCAGTTTCAGCGGCAATAACAGGTAACGAAAGAAGAGAAAGCACAGCAGTAGCATATTGAATCGCATGGGACGACGCGAAATCATCCATGCGCTGAAAAATTGATGGCGTGCAATTGGTATGATCGGTTTGCAAAGGTGAGCATATAGGCTTAGGCGGGGGAAAAACATCTTGCCAACGTGAACCGGTAACGGCACAGGTTTGAGGAACATAAACGGTTTTACCATCGGCACAATTAATACCAATACCTTTATCAGAAGGATACTTACAGGGAGATGTAGTAGGAGTCTGAGAACCCGAGCAAACAGACACGCTTGGACACGAATTAGATGGATTATCATAAAGAGTACCAGAGGAACACACGGGGGGAGTTTGACACATGCCAGTTGTTACGTTACGGACTTGTGGAGCGGTACAGGCAGACGCATTAATACACGACGAACCGGAGACAGTACCGCCAGAAGGGCAAGAATATGTAGTTATTGCATTAGACCAACCCTGTAAGTTATTACCCGCATAAGGCGCCGCAATCCAAACACATGTACCTGTGCTAGAGGTGGACGATGACGCATTCGTATTCCCGGCTCCGTAATTAGCATCACAATACGCCTGAGTAGATGTATATCCAGAATATGTGGTTACACCAATAGCCGGGTAGGTATCGGCAAAAGAAGAAACAGAAAAAAAGAAAAAGAAGATAAACGTTATTTTTCTAAACATAAAAACACCCTGTAAAGAAAAGAAACGGTACTTCCCTGTACCGAAAAAGTGAAATTAGACCGCTTTAGCAGCCGCTTTCTTGAACAGACCCAGCATGATAAATGCCACCGTAACCGCAATGGTCACCGGCCACACTAAATCAACCATGGCTAATGAATCGGTTTGCAATGCGGTAAAGCCAAGGGCAACACCGGCATTTAACGCCGCATTAGCCGGTGCCATAAAGCCCAAAAACATAGCCAGGGCAGTGAATATCAAAGTAATTTTTTTCATGATAAATACTCAAAAAAACTTAAGAAACGTACCCCGCCGCGCGGCGGAATACCCGTAAAAGAATTGCTGAGATCAAACCCGTAGCAAAGGCGCTCAGGAAATAACCCACCAATTCGGTCACATCGGATTCCGTCATATAACCCAAAGCCCCGCAATAAAGCCGAGTCCAAACGATACGACGAAAAAGCCAGCCTCAAGCACGTAGACAACGGAATCTAATGTCATGGTTTACCCCGCTTGTTTAAGCTGAGGTTTCTCCCCTGGTTTAGCATCAGAGGATGGAATTTCGGTAACTCTTGATACCGCCACCGGTTCAGGCGGACGAATGACAAAAAACTCTTCATCGGTTGCAGCAATGGACAGCATGAAACGCCCATCCATGAGCATTTCCCTAGCCGGTAACGACAGGATGCCGCCCACGTTTTTTTGAACGACCGTGAGCTGTGCCGCATCACAATTTTTCAGGTTAACCAGATGGGTGCGGGGTTTTAATTCCCTAACACGCGCTCTTAGCCGTGGCTGGCGGGTGGTCGGATCAACGTCTTCGATTACTTCAAGAACTTCTAAATTTAAAGCCATGATTTTTTCCTTAGGCTACTAGCCTTAATGGGGATGGTGGTGGGTTAGTCGGTAAGTTCGGAATTTGCGGGTGCCGGTACCAGTCCGGGGCGAGGATGTCTTTGACTTCGATAATCTGCGATTCCTTAAGGCGTAACGGGGCGCGGGTAATGTCCAGCTTTTGACTGATGTCGATGCCGATGCATAAAAGACGTGCTTTATGTTTACGAAAGGCACTAGATGATTTATCAACATAAGAGCCATGCAACCATTCAAGATAGGCCATTTGAGTAGCATTAGCAGAATGACGATTTGTACAAATTTTCTCTTGCAGCAGTTGGTCGGCAATGGTTTCGTATTTCATGTTGGATACCTCTAAGCGTTTTCTGAGTTCGGTAATAACCTGCAATTCTTCGTTAAATTGGCTTTCATTGAATAAGCCGTAAGCAAAAAGATCGTGCCGGTGTAAATATTCTCGTTTAAAACTGTGTTCTTCCCGGATGACGCCATTTCTGACGGTAAACTGCAGCAGATCGTCAAAATACTGCAAGTCTTCTTCAGTCGCGTCCTTGCACAGCTTGCGCTGGTTGCGAAGCAAGTCGGCG